ATCGCAACAGGATGGTAAGCGATATCTTACAACCATCTATCTTCGTTAGTTTCTGATAGTAAACTAACTAAGCTTGTAAATGACTAAAATTGGAGCTTATTCTGGACTCGGGTTCGATTCCCGACACCTCCACCACCTTACAAAAGGAAAACCAATGCAAAAAAAACATAAACACTTAGACATGTATCGGTCAGACTTTTCTGACACCACCCCTAAAGCTGTTGAAAGACACGTAGAGGGCTGGAAAAAGAAAGGCTATAGAACTGTCACTGTAAGAGTAAATTGGCTTTATAAAGTAATTCAACATTACAAAGGCTTACAAAAGTCAAAAAATAAAGCACTCAGGAAAGCAGAAGATCTGCAAAAGAAACTAGACTCAAGAAATAGGACAATACTTAGAAAAGCAACACAATAGGTTAAATAATGATTAACTCTTTATTTCATAAAATTGTGCGCTGGGGACTAGGTATTCACGGCTCAGTGCATATTTTTGAAACTTTTCTTAATATATATGAAGAAGCTTATATGAGTGCCTGCTTGAGCTTATTTGCAGGATCTCTTATGATAGCTGGTGCATGTATTGATTCAAGTCATCATAAACACGAAAAGGAAGAAAGACGTGAGTAATTGTTGTAACAAAAATATGCTAATATCAACCATCAGCTTGATGGGTGTAATGACATCAATTTTGATTATCTTGTCATATCTAAAATAGAACTTAACAATATAATATAAGGGTATTAAAATGAGTATTAAAGATAAATTAACTAGAGTAATTAAAGCTATTAAAAACCTTTTTAAAAACAAAAAAGAGACATCTGCAGAAGATGAAGAAGAACTATATGCAGTTTATGGTGGTGAATAATGCCGATATATGAATACGAGTGCCAAAAATGTGGCACTCGTATAGAAAAAATACAAAAAGTAGCAGATCCTCCTTTGGAGGACTGCAATGCACCCGAGTGTTCTACTAAAGGAACACTCAAGAAGTTAATATCTAAAACTTCTTTTCGCCTTAAAGGATCAGGCTGGGCAGCAGACGGATATGGGAGCTGAAAAACCTAAACTAGCTCCCCTTGAGACTATTAGAACTAGACCGAACAGTACTTGTGATTGGGGCTCGTGTTCAAATCTTGCAACACAAGCACGTCTGTGGATCAGAGACGATGTGCTTTGTCGATTTAAAGCGGAAGCACATATAATGACACAACTTAACCATACGAACGTGGTAAAAATTCTCGACTTTAATGATAGTGATCAACCTTTTATTGTGATGGAGCTAGCAAAAGGTGGTTCTGCCAACGATTTGCTTGAAAGTATTGAAAAAATAAGTGCTATTCAAGCGTTTGCAATTGTTGATGGTGTTCTTTCTGGACTTATCCACATTCATGCGTTGGGAATCATTCATAAAGACATTAAGCCAGGAAATATTTTGCTTACCGAATCTGGCATTCCCAAACTTGCCGACTTTGGTATCGCACATACTTCTGAACATAACTTATTTCATAATAAAACTACTCCTATTGCAGGAACCATCCCATTTATGGCCCCCGAACAACGTTCAAGCGCAACCGCAGTTACCGAAGCATCCGATCTGTACTCCGTGGGAGCAACCCTGTACACGCTGTTGACCAGAGGTCCAACACTAGAACTACATAATAAAGAAAAACAAAACAAAGCTTTTAATGATCTTAGAAAAGATATTCGCGAATTCCTCTCAAAAGCATGTGCTTTTCATCCATCTGAAAGATTTCTAGATGCATCAGAGATGCAACTTGCTCTTCGGAAAATACCTCAAATTCCAAATACTCAATTGACTCAAAAACTAAGTATTTCACAAAAACTAACTAGTCCAATACCGTTTGCAACTACACAACTTATTGGTAAAACAGTAAACAAACGATATAAAATTAAAGCGATCTTGAATTCAGGCAAAATAACAACTGTATATCAAGCACAAGATCAGTTACTTAATCAAACTGTCGCACTTAAAATGCTAACTCCTAAACGAGCAAAAAAGCACAATATCTGGCTCCCTGTCTGCGACCAATGTGCAAACAAATAACCCTTAACAATGGAGGAGCAATGATTTATATCATGCTTCTTGCAGGATGCTTCGCATCTAAAAAAATAGAATTTAATCCCACAAACAGTATGTGTCTTGATTCCACTGTCATAAATATGGAAGCTGCTGGATGCAAAGCTGTTGCCGTAGAAAAAACAATATACGGTGTAACAAAACTTTGGTGCCACGAGACTACTAGCAATCCACAAGAATCTCCTTGGTTAACAAACGAGTTCTTTGCTATAGCGTTTGGTACAAAACTTCCTATGGATGTAGAACCAATATGCACAGACCCATTTCTAATTATGACTAGTGCAGAAAAAGACTAATGGACAGCAAAACAAACAACGGTATTGCGCATGCTGCAGCAAAAGCATTTTTTTATGTTTCTGCTACAACAATAGCAATCATTTGGCTTTATACTGCTAAACTAGATCCAAACACAATAGAAATATGTAGAGAAGCATGTGCATCAGCCACTACCATGATGGAATCAGTCACATCTACCGAATGTATATGTACAAATACTGACTCTAGTAACAAATGGGTTTTACCCAGATAACCAACTCATTTATTATCCTTCAATCTTAAGATTCGGTCTTCTGCATACTTTTCTTTCATTGCAGCAAGACCGCTATCTATTTTTTCAATTGCTTTATCAAGCAAATGATCGTGCTCTCTAAGTCTTTCTACTATCTGTTCTTGATGGTAGCGTAAGACTTCTGCAGCTCTCTGCTCATCTTCTTTTATTTCTTTTCTTTGCTGCCAATTCATCCAAAGTAAAGAAGCAGTCCAAAGCCCTAACGGGCCGTACTGTGCCAAGTTTTCCAATATAGCTTCCATATAAACCTCCAACATGTAAAAAACTTAAAACAAGAAATAGCAATAATGGTTATACTAAAGATATTGAGCTTTCAGTTCAAGTTGCATGAAACTATTTTTCAAACAAGGAATTATTATGCTAATACCCACTGTAATCGACAACCATCAAGGCTCTCAAAGAGCCTATGATATATACTCAAGACTTCTAAAGGACAGAATAGTTGTTCTGAGCTCAGAAGTAAACGACTCAGTCGCTAGTAGTATTATAGCGCAGCTACTTTACCTAGACAATCAAGACTCAGAAGAGGATATAAAATTCTACATAAACTCTCCAGGTGGAGCAGTTACTGCTGGTCTTGGGATAATGGATACAATGAATCTAGTAAAAGCAGATGTATCTACTATATGTATTGGTCAAGCAGCATCGATGGGAGCACTCCTGCTTTCAGCTGGAACCAAAGGTAAGCGCTTTGCACTACCTAACTCCAGAATACTTATTCATCAGCCATTAGGCGGTGCTAGAGGGCAAGCGTCTGACATCGAGATCGCTGCTAACGAAATACTAAGACTAAAAAAGAAACTAAATCTAATACTTGCTGAAAATACTGGTCAAAATTTAGAAACCATAACCAATGATACCGATAGAGATAATATCCTCGACCCAGAACAAGCTGTGGAGTACGGTATTATTGACTCAATCATTTATAACAAATAAAACGGATATAAAATGACAATTTATGCTGCCGATATTGTATTCGGCTTAGCTTGGGGTGATGAAGGTAAAGGTAAGATCACCTCACATTTAGGAAAATCTTACAACTACAACTTTGTATGTCGCTGGGCTGGTGGGCCAAATGCAGGCCATACTGTATATATTGACGGAAACAAATATAAAACACACCTAATACCTTCAGGTGTGTTTCATGGAATAACATCCGTAATTGGACCAGGTTGTGTTCTGAACCCAAACAAATTTTGGCAAGAATTATCTTATCTAAAAGATGCAGGGTTCGACACCTCTCTAATCAAAGTTTCTCCCAACACCCATATAATAACCCAGAAACACATATCTCTAGATAAAAAGAACTTAAGCGAATCCTTAGGTACAACATCTAACGGAATTGCATACTCATATGCCGACAGAGCAGCTAGGGTAGGTATCCGAGCTAAAGATGTCTTACCAAAAGAAATGATATGGGATCAACAACTATATGGTGAAATCCTATGTGAAGGAGCCCAAGGTGTTTGGCTCGACTTAGACTGGGGTAACTACCCCTTTGTAACTTCTTCCGTAACCCTTCCTTATGGTGCTTGCAGTTTAGGGATACCTATGGAAAAAGTTAGAGATATTTGGGGAGTAGCAAAGATCTACGACACAAGAAGTGGTGAAGACCCTAAATTTCCAGACACTTTACTTTTAGACGAAGACCTACATGAGCTTGCCGAACTTGGCAATGAGTATGGAGTAACTACAGGTAGAGCAAGAAAAGTTAATTGGCTTGACCTAAATTATTTAGTAAATGCTATTAAAATAAGCGGTGCTAACAAAATAGTAATAAATAAATGCGACATCATTTCAGAACTAGGAGTATATAAATTGTACTGGAATGACAATTTGTTGAACTTTAACTCCCTAAATGAAATGAAAACTTTTATAATAGAAATTATTAGCAGAAATAATATCTGCCAAGACAATATTTATTTTTCTGGTCACCCAGAAATTATAGAGGATGATGCCAATGTCACAAATGCTTGAAGATGCAGCAGCAATTGCTTCAGAAATTCACAGAGATCAAAAAAGAATTCACAATGACGAACCATACATAAATCATTGCAAAAGAGTAGCCGGTATGCTTGCTAGAGATTTTCCAGAACTTGCAAGCGATGAAGTAATCGCAACAGCAATACTACATGACAGTCTAGAAGACTGTCCTTCTCAAGCATATGATGAAGTTTACGGCTTGATAGATCGTGATTGTGGACCAGTAGTTGCAGCTTTTGTTGAAATATTAACAAAACCAAAAGACATACATAGACAATATAGTATGCTTAGATATTTCAACAGAATAGCTATTGCTCCTACAGCAGTTCAAACTATTAAATGTTTGGACAGAATCGACAATCTATTATCAATTACAGAAACTGGCCGAACCATCCCTGCAATGCAACTGTATTTGAAAGATAGTGAAAAATTAAAAGCTATTTTGGAAGCAAATAGGCTTACAAAGCAGGCGGAAATACTCAATGTTCATATAGTAGCAGCAAAATCTAGAATAGATACATTGCAATTACAAAATCACGGCTAGCGCCGTGCTTTCGCAGGCAGGATGCACTGCTAATGCGAGGAATATATGATCAAGCTTCTTGGAAAAGTTCCAGATAATATTACTATTGCTTTATCTGGCGGACCCGACTCTATGGCTGCATTAAGTTTTCTCAATAATGGAAAGAGAAGTATTAATGCTGTCTATTTTAACCATGGTACGACGCATGCGGACAAAGCTGAGAGTTTTGTTAGATCTTACTGTAGAGATAACTTTATACCTCTAAAAGTAGGTAAAATTCAAAATTCTAAACCAGCAAACAAATCAAAAGAAGAGCACTGGAGAGACGAAAGATATATTTTCTTTACCACTCATACATCTAGCAATCCAATCCCTATAGTTATGGGACATCACCTTGATGATGCAATAGAGTGGTGGATATTTTCTTCTCTACATGGCGAAAGCAAGCTCATTCCTTATTATAATCAAGCAACAAATGTAATAAGGCCTTTCCTGCTTACAAGTAAGAAAGAATTAATTGATTGGCTTGAAAGAAAAAATGTTCCATATGTGACAGATCCTTCTAATAAGTCTGACGATTATATGAGAAACTATATTAGAAATAATATAGTGCCACATGCATCTCATGTTAATCCTGGACTACAAAAAGTAATTTGCAAAAAATATAACCAACTACTAAGGAATGATTGTGGAGAACTACTGGGAAGCCCTAATAAAGGGGCTAACACCTCAAAGTAAACAAGAAACAAGCTATTGGTGGAAACTTCCACTAACAATAATAGCTGTAATTGTTTTTCTAGCAATTTTTTAAAAACTTAATCGGGCTATAGCTCAATCAGGTCAGAGCAACGGTCTCATAAACCGTAGGTTCTCGGTTCAAGTCCGAGTGGCCCGACCATTTTTATAAACACTCGCCCGAGTGGCGGAATAGGTAGACGCATGGGACTTAAAATCCTTGGCTCATGTGAGCGTGTGGGTTCGATTCCCACCTCGGGTACCATATTTAAGAGAAAAAATGTTTACAGGAACAAATGAACAAATTATAATAGCAATAACAAACCCACATTCTTTAGTGTGGGGGAATGCTGCTAAAGAAAAAATTAAAACAATAGTTCACAATACACAACAAAAAGACGACGACTACATAGTGTACAATAACTACAGATTTAAAATAAGTGAAATAAAGGAATTTCTAGGTATACTATGAAAGAGTATTCCCTCGTAGCTCAGTTGGTAGAGCAGGTGGCTGTTAACCACCAGGCCGTAGGTTCAAGTCCTGCCGAGGGAGCCATTAAAGAGATACTTACCGGAGATATAAAATGATGATAGATCTCGATAGAGATCAACTCGAGCTTCTTCTTGAAGCTTTAAACTCTCACTCCACTATGCTAAAGAACGAGTCGAAAGATTTTTATGAGCACTCAGGCGAATTTTATCAAATAAAACAAGAAATTGAAATAGTGGCTGATCTAACCAACTACTTACAGGATCATGCTAATGGAAAAATTCAATGACGAACTAAATGTCCCGTTGTTAAGTGCAGGAGAAAGAATATCTATTGCATTTGATTATGTTTCGACATTTATAACTAAAACTGAAAAACTATCTGACCAAGAACTAAAGATGCTAGAAGGCAAGATTGTTTACTACCTAAACTGGGTAGATGATGAAGTTATTGCTTCTTTTTTAAAGAGCGTAATACAACATCTGCAATATCTTCGCCAAGACAGAGCAGATCAAGATGGAATCAAAATAACAACCTAATACTGGAATAGAAATGACTAATAGATTCATTGTAGAACCCGGCGTAAACAGATATACAAAAAGACGCTGTTTCTTCGTAAGAGATACGAATAGAACGTACGAAAAGATTGCAGGTGTTAACTCACCTATGAAAACCAGGGAAGAAGCTGAATACCTTGCCTGGGTACTAAACGAAAAACACGAAAAAGAAGATTACCAACCTTCTCGACGTAGGTAGCTGGACTAGCCTTAAAGTCTCTCTTTCACAAGGGTACGACGAGAACGGCATCTAGATACCTATTTCTTAAAAACACTGGGGTGTGGCGGAATTGGCAGACGCGCTTGGTTGTTTCCCAAGTGATGAAATTAATTCATCTTGGAGGTTCGAATCCTTCTGCTCCAGCTTTTTAAAATAGGTGGCTAAAGCCACTCAAACCCAAAGGAGACATTATGCTCCACTGCAAACACTGTGGTTTCTTTTCAACAGAAGAGCATTTTCTAAAAGATCAATGGGAATATACAATCTGCCCCAAATGTGGCGGAGAAGATATCATTGAATTTGAAGAACAATGCAAAATTGAAATGATAAACAAAAACAATAATTTAAGCACCCGTAGCTCAGCAGGATAGAGCAACGGCCTTCTAAGCCGTGGGTCATAGGTTCGAATCCTATCGGGTGTGCCATAAAGGACAATAAATGTATTTTATACGAAACAACTTCGACAGAAGTGATATAGTATTCTTTAAGATACTAACATCTATAGGTGCAGCAATGTTTGCACTAATTGCTTTATCAAACTTATTTACTTGAGAAACTGATGGAAAAAGAAGAAAAAATTTCAGCATCCATAAATGCTCATCCAGTTATAAATTTCGCAACAAAACCTTGTTGGATTTTTGACATATTAGACGAAGAGCAAATAAAAAATATAAACGATCCTGTAATTAAATTAGCATATTCTGAAATGAATTATGAAAAATTAAACAAAATAAAAGGAATTGCTGGCAGATCCAATGTTGATGGTTGGCATTCTAAAGATGATTTTCACAAATATGAAGAATTAGCTCCAATCAAAAGCTTAGTATCGCAAATGATTGAAAACATTGTCATGGACTCTAGACGGGACGTTAAAAAACCAGTTCCTGAAGCAACAATTTATTATGATTTTTGGATTAATATAAATCATCCTGGCAGCAGAAATGCAATGCATACGCATGGTACTGCACATTTTTCTGGATGCTATTACCTTAAAGTTCCAAATGGAGATTGTGGTGCCTTACACCTATACACTGAGACTGTACCTTCCGCCACCATACTTGGAGGAAATGACAAGTATGATCAAAGTAGACAATTGATACCACCAAAAGAAGGAAGATTCGTATTCTTTAGAGGAAATATGCATCATGAAGTTGAGGCCAACAAAACTCAAGAAGACAGAATAAGTATAGGTTTTAATGCAACTTTGTACAATGTAGAAAAAACACGCTACCTGAATACGGATGGAAAAGAATTAAATAACTCTTCAATAAAATCGAAAATATGACACGCGAACAACAAATAGAAGACCGCAGGGTAGCTTACAGTCTAGCGAAACAAATACTAAAAAAAGAAAACGCAACTAATAACGAAATACAAAGTTGCATAGATTTACTACCAAAGAGTGGTAATAAAGCCTTAGCTCTACGTGTAAGACTTCAACGTAAACTTGAAGGTCTTTCAGACAGCTGGGAAGCATAAATTTTTAACAACTGATGCTAAAAAATCTAAACATGAGCAAGATTCTCGAAACAAGAGGAAAAGAGCTTTTATCAGAACTGAGAAGGCTAAATAAAAATCTTGAAAAGATAATAATAATCTTGGAATCTAAAGACAAAGATGATAAACAATCTTGATATATAGAGCTTTTCTATATAAGATAGATAGATTGCTCATAAAAGAGGGGTAAGTGCACTAATTTAGACGAAGGAAACAAAGACTATGACTTTTGGCTATTCATCCTCCGCCAAAAGCATCAGCTGAGAACTATACTTACAGGATGAAATAGTAAAGGTTCGAAACTTATCCTAATAGCCCCTCTGGGGGTGGGGGTCCTCCCCCACCCCCTACTTTTTAATTTGCATTAAAATAAACCATATATATACCTAAATTATCTTGACTTATAATACCTGGCAATATATAAACCTTGAACCCAATTAAGGGTAGGAGAAATAAAATGAAAATCTCTATGATTTTTGCCACCCTAGCTAGCCTATTCTTCGTAGGCTGTGGCGACGACGAAGGCGCTGATTCTTCAGCAGAAGACACTGCAGCAGCCGAAAGTGAAGAGGAGTAGACATGAGTAAAGTAGCAGATCTATTAGGCTGTGCATTCGACTTTGTTGCAGAACACAAATTGCTTGCACTTGTGGCAGCAGTTCTTGGAGTTGGTATCCTCCTTCTCCTAATGTCATCAGATGCTGAGCCAGAAGAAGCTCCAGCGGCAGAAGCTGCTGCTTTTTCTGCACCTGCAGCAGACATCTCTGAAAATGCTCAGACTGTCGAGGCAAATGTAGACGTAAGTAACGAGTCAGAAGCCAGCGAAGAAAATACAGAAGCTAGCGAGTAATTGATACTTTAAATCAGCTAGCAAACAAATTAGTCACCCGGTGATTTATCACCGGGTGATTTTGTTTATTAATTAAAGGTTATACTTTATGGAAACGAAACCACTAGTTTCTTGTCTCTGTGTTACTAGGAACGATATTGCCTTACTTGAAAGAGCTATACGTTGCTACAATGAGCAAAGTTACAACAATAAAGAGTTAATAATCTTATGCGAAGATAACAACGACTATCTTGCAGAAATACAAGAACGTTATGCTTCTGAAAAAGATATCGTTGTTGTAATTGTGCCTGCTTCTCCAAAAATCACACTTGGTGAACTAAGAAACAGATCTATTTTTGCTGCTTCGGGAAAATATATTTGCCAGTGGGATGATGACGATTGGTATCACCCAGACAGAATTAATAGCCAATACAGTTTTGTTATAGAGTCTGGTTCATCAGGCTGCTATCTAGACCAACGCATACTTTATGATGCTTGGGAAAAACAGCTGTATATGTCGAATCCCTGCAAGTTCGAAGGCAGTGTTTTTATGGAAAGAGCTTTAGCTCTAAGAACACCGATGTATTCAAGTAAAAATACTGCAGAAGATACCGATTTCATATATCCTCTAATTGATAGCGGAGCCTTAAAACCCTTGCATGCTCCACATCTGTACGTGTACACATACCACGGAAATAACGCTTGGCACCGCGAACATTTTGAAGAAATCTTTAGAGCTTCTCGTAAGATTATTAACAAAAATTTAGTAGCTGAACTTTCTTTAAGGAACGTTCCAGAAATAGGAAGCAATTCAAGTCAAAAAAACTTAATATGCATATATACCTGCCACAAAAATGCTAAATCTTTAGCTCTGCTTAAAGAAACAAATTGGTATAAGACAACTATTGCTAATAAAAACAATACAGTATACTCAGTATACGCAGATCTAAGTATTGATAAAGAATATATACTCAATAAAGAAAACAACACTTTGGTGGTAAAAGCAGAAGAAAACTACGCAAAACTTAGTTTGAAAACCTACCAAATGATAAAAGCTTGTGTTGAATTTCAAAACTTTGATTACTTAATAAAAGTTGATTCAACTGTAATTGATGAAGCTAGATTCAGTTTTAAATATTTTGAAGAGAAATATTATAGTGAAAACTTTTATAAAGAGTATGGCGGAATTAAACATTGGTCCCCACCGCCGACAATTTCTGGCATTGCCAGATGGGCAAAAGAAAAAGGGATTGATACACAACCACACAACATATATGCAACAGATCAAGAAGTTCCCAGCTATTATGACGGCAAATGCTATGTTGTAGACTTTGAATTTTGCAAATATATATCGGAAAATGGCGAAGTTACTGCCAAGTTGCTAGCGCAACATATGGCTGGAGCAGAAGATCATTTGATCGCCATAATGCACAAAAAATATAAAATAGGAAACCAAAAATGAAACAAATAGTATCAATTACTATTGGTACCACCATTTTACTTCTTGCGATTTCATCTTTCGAACCTCTGCAGAGTAATCAATCAGATAAATCAATTATAGAAGTTGGTGAACCAAGTATAAATACTCCTGATGATATCGCACAATACATCAAGGAAATGACTGATGATAAAACATCTATTCCCCCAGAACAGGTATTATAGAGTCAGGAATAATAGAACTAAGCTTGCAGAACTTATAAAAGAAGATAAAGAACTATTAAATAAGTTTGGGTTCGTAATAGATTCGATAGATCCTGGCATAAGCGGGCATCTTGAAGAATTTATGGAAACGAACGAAACAGAACAATTGTTCTGTCCAGACTTTTCTATGATAAACTTAAACTCAACTGCATGGTGGTGGTTAAGACCACTCCTAGTTGAACTACTAAACTATAGGGAGCAACAATGTCTTGCTACGAATGGGAACAAGGAACAATAAAGATACCTGCTGATCAGTGGTCTAGCTTTAAAAAATCCTTGACTGAAACCTACAACAAAAAACAACAATGGCGCTATAAGAAAGCTCTAGAAGTCTATGAGCAGCTTATGGTGGATAGTAAAGGTAAAAGAAAGTACGACTTTGGTAGCAAAATTAGAGAACTGGTGTGCGTTTATAACAGCGGACTAGACTATCCAGACCAATACGATGATTATCGCTCAATAGAGCGAGCATTGCTGCCAGTTAACAAGTCTGGCAAACCAAAGAAACCAAAAGCAAAAGACTTTCCTGCTAACACAAACAGGTCTGATACTTTTCCTCCTTACATCACTATCAACAATAAAAACAGAACAGTAACTTGGTATGTTGAAGAAAATAATCGCGCCGTCGACTCTGCTAGAGGAACGTACATGGGTGTAGCATTTTTCAAATTGCTAGACTCTGTCAACTGGAAGAGAGGTAGCGGTGGAAAAATTGTTGGTAACGATGAATACAATCAAGAAGATCGTGACACTGGTGGCGGTGGCAACTATGTAACTGCACAATACCCTAAGCCGACTGGCTTTAGTGACAAGTATACTATGAGCTACAGCGGCGGCAAAGTTTACGCTTGATACACAATGAAGTACGAAAGACAAATAAATTATAATGAGAACTCTTCTAACCAGTACGGCTGGGAGCCGTACTGGTTTGGTGCCATTGATTTTGATGAAGATTTAATTGAAAAGATTATGTCTTGGCAAAAAGATAATGGCTTGCAACCAGACGGAATGG